AGAATTTGGGTATGTGAATGCCGCACAAACAGATGTGGCGCAAACGTGGAAGAAGTTTAAACAAACAGGAGTTAATGATGATCGACTATGCACCTCTGCTGATACGAATCGAGCAGAACACCAAGAAACTGTCGGACAAGTGCCTTCACAAAAGATACGAAGGATACAGTAACGACATAGCCCAAATCCATGCCGACCTGACACACCTAGCAATGTGGATGGTTGCTCAAGAAACAAAAGATATTTTAGATGGCGTATATAGGAGTGAATGATGAATCAAGAACAAGTGTTAATGTTGCTCAACAAGAACGTAAATGAACATACAGAAAAGAAAGCTAACCTTACCTACCTCTCGTGGGCGTGGGCATGGGCTGAAGCACTAAAGGCAGACCCAGAAGCGGTCTACAAAGTCGAGATGTTTGGTGACAAGTGCTTCATGGACATCAACGGCACAGCAATGGTGTTCGTCACAGTCACCATGTTTGGCAAACCAATGACTTGCCAACTTCCAGTGATGGACTTTCGTAACAAAGCAATCCTCAACCCAGACGCATTTGCTGTCAACACTGCCATCATGCGGTGCATGACTAAGGCTTTGTCTCTGCATGGCTTGGGCTTGTACATCTATGCTGGAGAAGACTTGCCTGAAGGTGAATCTGGCTCTGACATTGATGTAAACGCAATGATTGACCACTTAGCGGCTATTGATGCGGCATCCAACATGGAAGAACTGAAGAATGTCTACACTGCTGCTTACTCTGCTTGCGGCTCTGATAAGGGCTGGCAGAAAAAAGTGATTGATGCCAAGGAAAAGCGTAAAGGAGCGTTGAAATGAACAACCCACCAGCATTTCCACACACAGTTGAATATAAAGGCTCTGATTGCGGAGGAATTGTTCCTCACGGCGGCATGACATTGCGGGACTACTTTGCAGCTCAGGCTTTGCAAGGATTCTTGCCTGATGCTTTTCAAGAAGCCCCTGATAACTATCCAGCAAAAAGGTTAGCCCCTTTTTGGGCGGCAATGGCTTATCAATTAGCAGACGAAATGATGAAAGCGAGAGAAGCATGACTGAAGTTGTCCAAGGAAGCGAAGCATGGCATCAACAAAGACTGGGGAAGGCTACTGCTTCTCGTATCTCTGACATTGTTGCCAAGACAAAGACAGGTTACAGCACCAGTAGAGCAAACTACATGGCGCAGTTGGTAGTCGAACGTATGACTCAGACTGTTGCTGAATCCTACTCAAATGCTGCTATGGAGTGGGGTGTGGAGAACGAGACATATGCCAGAGCCGCATACGAGGCTAAAACAGGCAATATGGTCGATCAGGTAGGTGCTATTGACCATCCAACTATTCCTATGTCTGCCGCCTCTCCTGATGGCTTGGTAGGTGACGATGGATGCTTGGAGATCAAATGCCCAAACACTGCAACCCACATTGATACTGTTTTGGGTGAAGAACCCGCTAAGAAATACTATGACCAGATGCAGTGGCAAATGCGATGTGCAGACAGAAGTTGGTGCGACTTTGTGAGTTTCGACCCACGAATGCCTAGCCATCTTCAGTTGTTCATCAAAAGAATCGAGCGCAATGACTTGTACATTGCAGAACTCGAAAAAGAGGTTATCCAATTCCTTGCGGAAGTGGACGACAAAGTTAAAAAACTCAATGAAATTAAGGTGTAAATATGGAACAGCGTGACAACAGTGGAGTACTTTTTTCTAATGACAAGCGTGAAAAAGAGTCACATCCTCATTACAAAGGAAATGTGAGAGTGAATGGTCAGGAATATTGGATTTCTGGATGGATTAAAGAAGGCAAGAACGGCAAGTTCATGGGTCTGGCTCTCAGCCCTAAAGAAGAACAAGGCCAAGCACCAGTTAAGGCCAAGCCTAAAGCTGGCTTTGACGATCTGGACAGCGATCTGCCTTTTTAGAGTTTTACAAAATTAAGGGGTGAAAGAATTGCATCTTGTATATGTGTGTGTCTGCAATCCCCTTATGTCAATTGCAGACAGTCTGACACAGCCCTCCAAGGCAAAAGGTTAACCGCAAGCCAAATATACAGAGGCGGTGACAGCGGGAGAGACTGCATTTCTAAGTAAGTACCCACTAACTTAACAGGAGTGAATGATGACAAAACTAGACGATATACATTTTGGTGGCAGCGTAAAGAAGTTCTTTGACTTGCCAATCTTTAATCGGGTGAGAGCCTCTGACCCAATTACCAGTTATGAAGCCGCAGATTCAGCAAAAGACTTGGCTTCTAAGCACTTCTCCACCATTGTGGACACTTTAAAGGCTCATGGTGCGCTTGGAAAAGATGGGATAGCCCAACATAGCGGCTTAGACCCAAATCAGGTTGCAAGACGTTTAAACGAGTTGTCCAACATGGGATTTATTGAGTTGACAGGACGCACAGTTAAGTCAAAATCAGGACGTAATGAACGTGAATGGAAGGTAAAAGGTGCTGAGTAACGTCATCAACATCTTGCTTGTACTCGCCTTGGGAGGAGCAGTGACGCTACTAGCTGTAGTCGCCCTGCTCTTTTTCCTAGACGATTAGGCCACCAAACCATTCAAGTAGGTGGTCTTACCCGCCACCTTGGTGGCAGTCAATTCCTGTTTCTTCAGGTTATTTGGGTCGTAAGACACATGAACCCAACCACTGTCAGGAATGCCTGGGGTGTAAAACTCCAGAATCAACTGTGTGTACTCAAGGTTATCCATAATCCACTGAGCCAAATCAGCATTGGCAACACCAACAATCTCGATGTCAGCCGCCATGCCCTTGCAGTGGTCAGAAGTCTTAGAGCCACCAACGGCAGCATTGGACTCAGGACTGCGATAGGCAGAGTTCACGGTGACAGACTTGCCATAGTGTTCACGAACAGGCTGAAGCACCTTCTCGCAAAGAGTCTTCAAGTTCTCCAAAGCCTCGTCATCAGGGGTATTGTCCAAGCCCAATCGGGTGGCAGTATCTGACTTTGTGAGTTCTTTGAGGGTGAAGTTTGCTGACAGGTTCATTGTTTCTCCTTTAGGGTTTCGTAGATGGATTCGTAGGCTTGTTGACAGGCGGTGAGTTGTCTGATTGCTTCATCTCCATCGTCTGTGATGGCGATAAGAGTTTGAGCAGTCGTTGCGTCAAGTTCGCCTCCCTCTTGACTGCTATCTCCTGTGGCAACGGCGGTATCTGAGGAGGTTTGTATGGGGCAACTGGTTTTGACAGGGAGCCGCAACCGCAAAGCACCAGAGGCAATAGCCAAATCACGCTCTTTTGAAATCTGTCTTGCTTTCTCATTTGATGTCCTTAGTGCCGTAGCTGTTGATGTCACTGCTGTTGCCAAAGCAACCTCTTTTGTCCTTGCAATAGCGTTTAAACGAGCAATCTCTAGTTGTTGAGAGACATTCTCATCATGCTTGCCCTTGAAGTAACCACCCCCAAAAGACATGGTTACAGACAAGACAAACCCTAAGATTACCCAAGGGTTAAAGATACTCATGGTGCGGGTGGCTCATCATTGTCATTGGCCTCTGCCTTGGCACTGGCATTGGCAATAGCCTTGACACCAGAACGACCCGCTACACCACCCAACACACCAGTGATAAACACCATGATGGTGCTAATTTGTTGCGTGTAAACCTTGTCAATTGCCGCCATAGCGCCATTCATAGGCTGAGTGACAAAAGAGACTGAGTACAGGAACATACCCATAGAAGCCAACAGGATAGTCACCAAGACCACGATAACGAATGCCCATACCCTGACCTCGATCTCGTCTGCGGTCAAACGGTTGTTTTGCTTGTATCCAATGGTTGCCATTACTTTTTCTCCTCTGGTTTGACTAACATATCAGGACAAGTACCTGTAGCGGTACAAATCGGCGGTTTACATTCATCTTTTTCCCAATTCATAGGGTCTTGGCAAGGGTAACGAAATCTATCTGAACAACCCGCTAACAACCCGCAAAGGATGCCAGCGCAAACAGTCAGCGCCAACAGTTTAAGTTCATGTTTTGTCATTTTTGCGTTTCTCCTGTTCAATTTGCCGTCTTAACTTCTCTACCTTCTCAACCTGTTCCTTGACCTCGTGCTTGGCTTCCAAGATGTCCAAGTACAGCATCGCACCCAAAGGCAAGAGCAAGGCCACCAACACACAAGCAGCTATCCATCCCATTATGCTTTCCCCCAACGACTCACGAGGAACAGCCACAACCACAGGTAGAGGAGGAATATAGTAGTCGCCGCTAGGTACGCTAGTTTTAGCTGGAAGTTTCTTTCTTCCTCCTTGCGTTGCCATACTTCTTGCCTCTTTTTCGCCTCTTGCTTCAGCCTTGCTTGTTCTTGCTCCTCATCAATAAGCTCTTTCATGTCAAAAACTGAACTGTACAAAGCACCCATCTCAGGTGGACTCTGGTAGACCATTGTTTCCCTGATCTGGACAACAAGCCTGTCCATCTCTTGCTGTGCCATCACTCTTTTGAGTGCCGCCTCCATGTGGTTTTGATCGGGGTCGTAGACTGTTCTAGACTTTTCTTCTTCTTCTCGTATGTGTGCAGCAAGTTGTTCTTGAAGTTTGAAGAACTCAGTGAGGTTCTTAACAATGTCCACTTTGACTTGAGTTTCGTCAACAGCGACATAAGCAGACTTTTTAGCCTTTGCAACAGGTTTAACAGCTTTAGGCTTGGGACTAGCGCCAAAGAAACCGCTAAGTTTCGACCAGAAACCTTTAACCTCTCTACCAATAGCGATAACTTCATCCG